AATCTACAGTTAAAGTATACTGACCAAAAGCCGCAGCGTTATCACTAACCGCAGGATCATCACATTCATATATACAAGACATACAAGTTTGTAGTCCTCCCAGGATACCCCCAGCCATCTGTCTATAGATTCCTGCTTGAGAATACCAGCCATCAGGAGCTGGATTTAACAAACCTACATCTGTACATAGTACAGTTGCGAAACCGAAGCTTGTACCATCATAATAATAATTTCCTAAAGTTGCCATATCATTTAATTTTTAACAATTTCCTGCCGCTATTACCGCACCATTCACACCTATCTGTATCCAGTTTTTAGGAGAAGCTGCAGACGGTTGATTTGGATCTACTATATAGAATCCTGCTGGTAAATATGCTGACACATTACAATTTGTATTTTCAAAACACACTTCCCCTACTTGAGGAATAGCTCCTGTTCCATGGAAAGAATACTGAGCTGCCCCTGAGCTATTAGTATCTGTAGCACACACCGTTACTTCACTACTTCTCATTGGCCCAAACCAACATGAAGCAGTACAAGTTGGAATACATCCGCAACACGCATCTTCTGCACTTGTTGCTGAGTAGCATAACTCACTTCCTGTAGTCTCTCTTAAATCCCATACTAAATATAAATAAGTGTTCCCAGGAGGCATCGTTGCTCCTGTAGTTAATACTGACGAAGTATAAGTCCCTGGTGCAGGATTAAGTATAGGTGTCATATTAGCTATATTAGGATCAGACAATAAATTCTGCATCCCTATAGTTGTAGCAGGGTATAAAGTGTTAGACGATAACCATTTAAACTTATCTTGTGCAGGATCAAAAACAAAATCATCAAACCCTTGTAATACGGTTGACATGTTAATAGTTGATCCAGAATAAGGATAAACCCCTATTGAAGCCTGTCCTGTTTGAGAGATATATTCGGTAGGAGTAATTAATCCCATACTCGCTAAGTCAATCACCGAAGGAGCTATATTACTTCCATCTTCCCAGTTGTACTTAAAGTGTATAAACTGACCATCCGTACTCGGTGAACTTAATACTATTCTGATAACCGTTAAGTCTACTGTTGGAGGACAATCAACTGTTATACCATAAGTAGCTGTTGTCGCAGGAGTAACTACAATATCTACCGTATTTGGAGTTTGTGAAGTTTTTTGGAAACTTAAAGTTCCACTTGTCCCTACAACCCCTGTAGTAAAAGTAGTTCCACCCCAAGTTGCATCCACAGTTATCGTACCTGAAGTAATAGTGTAAGGTATATTTATTGTTCCAATAGCTTCTCCTAAGTTTACTGTATATGATAATGGAGCATCTGCATCAGTTTGTGTTAAATTAGTTCCACAAGGAGTCCCTACTATTGGGAATGGTATATCTCTCTCGTTTGTAGACAAAACAAACTCATTCATATAAGGATCAAAACCTCCTAATTTTTGAGTATGTAATTGTGCGGCAAATTGATCTCTAAACCAAGACCTCATACCATATGAAGAAATAACTTGTATCTGATCATTATTACGAGAAGTCCCTCTAAGATTTATTACTGAAGATCGTTTAGCGTCAGTAAAAAACATATCTGAACCCCAAGCTGAAAAGCTTTCAGGATTAAAACTTATTCCATATTCTTCTATACGAGCTATTTGTGTTCCTAAAACTTGTGGCACAGAAGCTATTGCTCCACCTCCTGTAGAGTCTGTAATAACATTTTTACTTGCTAATACATAAGATATTCTATCCTCTTGTAAACATAAAATATCAGTTTCTCTGGAGTATAAAATTTGTATAGGGCCAAAAGAAGGCTCACAGTCTTTATAATTAGCTAAACCTAAATTAAACTCATTTAAGTTATTAGAGTTAGCAGCCCCACTGTACACTCCACTATAAGTCATTCCTGCAAATCTATCTGCCTCTTTGTAGTCTTGGTTAGAAACCGCTAATACTCTTTCTCCTAACTGAAAAGTTTTTCCTGCAGGTGAATCGTTTATTCTAAAACTTTCTACACCATTTCCAAAAGTAAAACAGTTAGCAAAGTTTAAGGTAGCAACAAGCGGCAAGACAGCATCTTGATTTTGATCTCCTGGAGCTATGCCTGATTCATGATACCATTGAGAATCCATAGGATCTTGATATATATTATACATCTGTGATGCATCATAGAATAAATTAGGATCTACCTCTGCAGGTGTTGTTTCCCAAACTATTAACTGTCCCCCTCGAGTTACCTCAATTCTTGTCCCTACATGCCCTGGTCTTTTATCTCCCCAAAAAGAAGTACATCTTGGTATACCACATCTATTTCTAAAAATCAAAGAAGTACCATTAGTATAGCAAAATAATTTGGTATTAAAACATGAAGAACCTATAGAATTTGAACCACCGTAAGGGCCACTACCATTGTTTAAGTATTGTTGACAACTCACCCCATTACTACTACCTGTAGTAAAATCTCTACTATCTCCATACCACCAATAATAAAAATCAGGATAATCTTGACTCGCTGTAAAGCTGTCATCAAAACGATAGTGTTTAGAAGTACAATTACTTCCTTTACTTCCTCTCCAATTATCAATCTTCACTCTAATGCTTGATCCTGCTGGTAAATCATAAGGAGTCCCTGCATTTCCTGTAGTATCAGTATCATTTAAACTATAACTATTAGATAAACCACAACTTGTACTATTAGAACTTGATGATTTATTACCATAATTTATTATAGCATTATCAGCTAACTCAGTATTAAACCCCCCTGGCTTTATAGACATATAAAGTCCTGCAAGATTATCTCCTGCTAACTCATCTGCATTCTTTTTGTAAGCTTGAATATCTAATATCTTACAAATTACTTCACTATTAAGAGGGCCTAAAGTATCTGCTTTTACAATAAGATCCATCCCTATCTCCGCAATATTAGTATTATCCCCTTCTAATTTAAACCAGAATACGGAAGCATCTGCAGCATCTTCATAATACAAAGCTGAGTATAAGGTTAAATATTCTCCCTCACTTGGTTTTACTACCCATTTATATTTAGTAGCCCAATAAGGAGGGATGTTAGTTAAGGTTACTTTTATAGTGTTCTTATCTCGAGAGTTTCGAGGAGGAACAAAAATAGTGTTGTTATTAGCTACTAATACAGTAGACGCTCTACCGTAATCATCCATATACACTATCCCTGTCTCGTAATCTCTATTACTATGTAAACTATAAGTGTCTGCACTTAATAAATAACCAGCAGTACTACTAAAATCTATAAAACTAAAAAATTCCCACTGATTAGAAACATCTCCTGCAGCAGGGATGTCTTCAGAATAATACCTCATAGATGGTGCTTGAAGCTGAAAACCAGTAGCAGTAGGAGTGTATCTAAATCCTTGTTGAGTACATATTGCGGAAGCAGGGGGTGCGGCTGTAGCACACCCTGATGTTATAGAACTATTAATAATATCCATCGCTGTTGAAGGCGGTGCAATACAATAATTGTTAAACTTATCTGTTAATGTCCCTCCTTGTCCTGATAAATTTAAAGGTATTAAAGGTTGATAGTTTCCTAAAGCGGTTGTTCCAATCATAGACTGAAACTCTGTAGAGTTTACCATATCCGAAATAGTAGGGTAAACTGTAGGAGCAGTGAAGCTCCAAGTTAAACTAAAAGGGCTTGTTTGTTGAAAACCACTATCAGTATCTGGGCCTCCATCTGTTTGAGGATTACCCATCCCTCCTGTAGAAGGAGCAGATTGCATACTAACATCAAAATTAATAGTAAGCCCTGGTTGTATCGGCAGGGTTAATGCACTTAAATTAAAAGTAATAAGTGAATTAACAACTGTATTTCCACCTGGTTGCCCTACCGAATAAGGTATCCCTGTAGTAGCTACTGGAGGATCTAATGCTACTCCTCCAATCTCATCTTGGACAAGCTCGGTTACATAAGCTATAGGGATTTTCTTATCATTCTGATCTACAATGTCATAGCCATCTACATAATTACCATACATTAATCTATTCCCTTGAATTGTTTGAGCTTTAGCAGTTCGAGGAACATTATCATACATTCTTAATAATTCATCTGAACCTAAAGTGGTATAAATCTTACTATTACTAAAAGTTAAACTTTGTGTTATATCATTCGCCCATCCTAAGTCTGCCTTATTATATCTTTCTATAACATAGATAACATTAGAATTACTTTCTTTATATAGTAAATCAACTTGTGTTACTCTTTTTGATCCTGTAGAAAAAGAAATCGTTGCTCCATTATAACGATTAACCATTCCTGCATTATTAAAATTATCTAAATTAAACCTAAACGCAGATGCTTGAAAGGCAGGTTTGCTAAATAAAGAGGTGGCACTATATCCTCCATCCTCATATCTATATCTATAGGCAAAACATAAGAATCGGGTTTCCATATAGTTTTCGTCTCCTGGAAAATTTTCTAATACTACTGTAGGCACAGGTAAAGGTATATTACCCCCCACTGGAGTTTCAAATCCTGGAGGCTTTACAATAACCCCTATATCTTCTTCTTCAACACCATCTACTCCAGGAACAAACGCTCCAACATCTTCATAATTTCTATTGATATTGATAACTCGAGGAGGATTTAAATCATCAGTAAAAAATAATAAGTCTTCAATCTTACTTACTCCTGTGACTAAATATTTAGGATCAAAATTTAAAGTAGTATTAACACCTCCGCCATCATCCACACACACTACATGATAAGTTACTGTATTGGAATTGGTATTAAAAGAAACAATCATATCTACTTTCCCTGTAGGAGAAGCAGCATTATTAGAGTCATGAACAAACCAATAAAGAGTTTCATTCATTCCGTCTTCATATACTCCTAAACAAAAAGTAGTACGAGGTGCTGGGAATGGAGGATTAGATAATGCACTTCCTGCATATTGCAAAAAAGTAAGCTGAGAGTTTCCTTTAGAATTTTCTACCGCTCCTATTTCTGTAGACTCTGTAGATCCTAAACGAACATTAAGAGCATCAATATATTCTCCTAAAGGAACTAAGCGTTCATCAACGCTTTTGTTCATTTTACCTGCTATAAAATTTGATCTAATATCCGCCATACTATTTTAACCATTTATCCTGACCTCTTAAGTTTTGTAAGAGTCGACCAGGGTGTATGTTACTTAATCTTAATTTTGCATTACGAAGCAAAGAGGATTTATCCTTTCTTGCTCTGTTAACTACATATTCTTGCACCCCAAATCTTCCATTCAAAATAGAAAATTTAATATACGCATATATAAATTCTTCAAATAATTTATTTACACTAACCAAAGAGTCATCTCCATTTTCCAATCCGTCTGACACATACTCTAATACTACAAATTCACCAGCCATTCCAGAATTAAAATTAATAACTCCTCCCTTTTTGTTGATGCTAAATGTAGGATTAATATTAGCAGTCTCAGTGTTTAATCCAAAATCACCGCCTATATTGTAGTCGAAATACCAATTTCCGTCTATGTTCCATCCTAATTGCCCATGATAAGGGCCAAGTCCCATGTACATGTTCTTTTGAGTACCATCTAATCTTTGTATATCAAAATAAGAATCATGAGGCTTAAGTACATTACCATCTATATCAAATAAAATTCTACAATCATGGTCTTGTAAATACGCTCCACTCCAGTTAGTTTGAATATTTTCAGTCATTGGAAATAACATTCCATTTCTCTCCAAAGAAATTCTCACCCAATTCACATAGTCTTGAGGCAATACAAATCTTAATTGATCGCACACTTTAAGCTCAAGGATTTTTATCTCCTTCATTGCATCGTAGTTCAGTTCTTGTATTCCTCGCTTAGCGTGGAATAAAACTTGATAACGATTAATGTTGTTTATTAATTCATTATTCCCTTGATACATTAACATGAAGTTATTTACAATATCTTCTAAACTAACATATTGATAGGATCCCCAATTAGCTTCAAACGGACTTGCAAAAGGTGGCCCAACATTGTTTTCGTAATATACATAATCAGTAATATATGCCATAATTAACTTGTTTCTTGAGTATCTAAGGTTTATTCATTTCCTCCAACAGAGTATACCATTTCTTCTCTAATCTCTATACCTATATACTGACAAATTTTAGCAACTAATGTTGGTTCGTCAGAATCAGGTAACTCAAACTCTTGGAAGTTTACATTGGTTTGATCAAACATTGGCTCTCCACCAATAAGGTTTAACCAAGTCCAGTTTGGATCTATTGGGTATCGAATATATTGAGACCTAATATCTCCAGCGTTCATAATGTTAGTAGGATAAACTGTCACTACATTGCCATCTAATACATAGGCTGGGTAGCTTGTAGAAGGAGCAGTAAGCATAGAGTTAGTTAGATAAAATATTTTATTCTGACTCACCCTCTCTACTTCTTTAATTTTCGTGTTATTATATATAACATAACCTTCTCCTAATACTTGAAATATATCCGCACTTAATGTTATAGTAGTTGCGTTTGTTACTCCTGTTACATAAGCCTCTTCTAAAGTAGTAGTATTCACTATTATACTTCCAGGTAGAGGTGTCGGAGCTGAAGCAGGTATGGTAGTCCATCCTACTGCTGCCGCATCTATCAAACTATTTGCTAATACCCCTGTAGCTGTCCCTGTAAATAAAGGATCGGAATAATAAAATAGCTTATTAATTAAATAATAATCATTAGGTAGATTAAAAGTGTTAGCATTATTTTGAGCTAAAAATACTTG